GGATGGCATCGTGGATATGTCCAAGGTCATGCCAAAGCTCATGCAGGCCGCTCCGCAGACCTATGCCCAATATGCGCAGAACTTGAATACGGTCAACAACGGGGCGGCGAATACCAATGGCACGCTGATTGCGCTCGGTGGCGACCGGCTCAATGCAATGAGCGATGTAGCCACATCCGTCAATCATCCGGGAGTAACTGCGTCTGAAGTAATCGATACGATGACGGATTACAAGAAAGCAAACCCGCAGTCTGCTGGCGTGATCGATCAGTTCCTCGCAAGGGTTCCCGGCATGAACGAGGAGCAATTGCGCGGCGCTCTTTCTCATATTTCGCTACGCTCTAAGACCCTGGCAGAGCAGCAAGCGGCGCAGAATGCTGGCGCTACGCCAGTCAATAGCGGAGGGCAAACGCAATTTGTCGCAACGCCCGGGAATATCAATGGGACTGCGCCAGGCACAAAGCTCGGCGTCCCGATTACGAACACGATTACTCCGGGAGAGCGCGAGAAACTTGTAACTGACCCCGTGTCTGGGCAGACAGTCATTGCTCACCTTGATGACAATGGGAACATTGTTTCCTCTCGCGCAGCAGCCGGAGGACAAGGAAACGGCACCGGGAGGCCAAACACAGGATTCCAAGCTATTCCTCCCGGGGAATCTGTTGCTTCTGGGCAACAGTTTCAATCAATCCGGGAGCAATCAAATGCTGCGGTGCAGCCAGCGCGCACGGCATCTTTCAATAACAAGCAGATTCTCGGGCTTCTCAATTCCGGCACCACTACGGGGCAGGGAGCGGAAACGGCCAAAAAGGTCTTTGGTTCGCTTGGTCTTGAATGGAGCAATGACGAGGGCAAGAATCTTGCCACGATGCAGCATTATCTAGCTCAGAACCAGATCGCGGCAGAGCAAACCATGGGGGTTCGCCATACTGATGCTGGGGGGCAGGAGGCTGGCGCTGTAACTGGGAATATCTCGATCCCGACCGAGGCTCTAAAAGGCATCGTAAAGACAAATGATGCCTTCTCTACGGCAATTCCTCTTTACAATCAAGGGATGGAGGCGGCAATCAAAAAGGGCGGATCTGTCTATGCCATTCGGCAATTTCGCAATGAATGGTCGCAAAACTTTGATCCGAACGTTTTCCGCTATCAGAACGCAATCCGCAATGGAGACGCAGCAGAAAAGGCTGCAATCGAGCGCAGGTCGGACTTTCCGCAGATCATGCAACATGCTGCGGTGCTGCATAACCTGATTACGAATGGCGCTGCACAATGAGCGGACTGGATGACGTTCTAGCCGCTGGAAGTACGGCCCTAAAGGGCGCGCCGCCTTCGCCGCCGCAAGATGGGCTGGCGGATGTTTTGGCGGCTGGAAGCGTTGCAAAGCCTACACCTGAATCGCCTGTAACAAATAATGCAAGTCCCTCCTGGTTCAATTCCAATACAATCGAAGGGCGGGCAGCGAGAGGATTTACAGGGCTTGCGGAAGGCGCTGCGAATTATGCAACCGGCCTTTATGGAACAATCGCAGGAGGCATTAGTGGCGCTGCCGATCTTGCTATCCAAAGAGTTCGCACCGGAGAATGGCATCCTGATTGGGCGGCAAAAACATCAGAGGACGTAAGAAATGCGCTCACCTATGTCCCACGCACCGATGTTGGAGCGGCTGGCGCTGCTCTTCCTAATCGCGCTCTTGAGGCCGCTACGAATGTTGAGAAATCCGCGTTTCCTAGCGAAGCTCCGATTGTTACCCATCCTGGCGAAGTCTTGGGCGAATGGGGCAACGAGCGCGCTGGCCCTCTTGCTGGCGCTTTGTTATCCGCCGCTCCTTCTGCCCTTGGTGTTGCGCTGGGCGCAAGGAAACCAACCGAAGGGACTGCGCCAATTGAGCGACCGGGAGTATCTAATCCTGCTCCAGAAGTCGCACGGCCTGTACCAAACGGGCCTGACATGGGGGGACGAGTTACACCAGCCCCTTCCCTGGCACAAACGACTCCTGAAACGCAAGCCGCAGTAGCGCAGGTTGCGCAATCTGGTGGCATCCAGAATCCCGCTGCTCTAGGTCGCATCACCGAGGCAGATTCTCTTCCGGTTCCCATCAAGTTGACTACGGGGCAGGCGACGCAGGACGTTCGCCTCATGTCGCATGAGTTAAACACTCGCGGCGCGATCCCCGGAATGGCGGAACGGTTCAATGACCAGAATACGCAACTTGTCCAGAACTTAGGCGCGATCAGGAATAACGCCGCAGAAGGCGTAACGGCTACTTCAGCCCCCGATGTAGGGCAGGGGATTATCGACTCCTACCTGCGCAAAGATGCCCCCATTGCAGCGGATATCCGCGCTAAATACAAGGCGCTTGAAGATGCCAATGGCGGGGCGATGCCAGTTGCCGGAACGGACTTCGTTTCTGCTGCCGACGCAGCCCTAGCAAAGAACATGAAAACTCGCTATGTCCCGCCAGAGATTCGCGGGGTAATGGACGACGTTAAGTCCTCTGAGAATATGACCTTCGAACAATTCGAGACTTTGCGCACAGACCTGGCCGCTGCGCAGCGAAAAGCTAATCGCGCCGGTGACGGTAATGCTTCCATGGCGATAGGCACCGTCCGAGACTCACTAGAAAGCCTTCCAATGACCGGGGGCACGGCGGAACTAAAGGCTCTGGCAGACCAGGCGCGGAGCGCAGCCAAGGCTCGCTTTGACGCCATGCGGGCGGATCCTGCATATGACGCAGCGGTAAACGGCACCGTGGACCCTGACAAGTTTGTGCAGAAATTCGTCATCGGCGGGAGCCGTAGCGATGTTGCCGCGATGCGCGCAAATCTTGATTCCCTGGGACAGCAACATATGGCGGCTGGAGCCATGGATTACCTATCACAACGCGCTGGCGTTCTAAATGGACAAGGGAACTTCTCGCAAGCGGGATTCAATAGAGCTATCTACGGACAGAATGGGCTTGCACCGAAGCTGACGCAAATATTTGATCCGCAGACGGCGCAGCATGTTGAATCGCTGGCGAATGTCTCCCGCTACACGCAGGCGCAGCCTAGAGGTTCGTTCGTGAATAACTCAAATACACTTGTCGGCCACCTTGCCGAAAATGCCAAAAACAGCGCGGAAGGGGCAGCAAACGTCTTCGCTGGCGGCGTTCCCGTTGGAACATGGGCTCGCAAGGCGATAGAGAAAATACAAGTCAATAGGCAGGCAAAGAAATCCCTTAATCTTGCCGAAGCCTTGAAGATGAAGCAATGAGCGCCTACAACCTCGCTCCCATTGCTAATTTCTTCAGCATCTTTGGCGGCAATACCGCTGGATCTGCTTCGAACGTTCCCCTTGCTGGCGGCACGATTAGCACCTTTGCTGCTGGATCCTCAACGCCGCTTCAGACCTACAAGGATAACCTAGGAGTCACCGGCTGGGGAACCGTCATCACCCTGGATTCTACCGGTCGGGTTCCAGGTGAAATCTGGTTCCCGGCTGGGCAGGGATACAAGTTTACGCTCAAGGATGCGAGTGGGAACGTCATTTCGACCAGTGACAATCTGGTTGGTGTCAATGATATTCAAACTGTTGCTTCAGCAGAATGGATTGCTAGCGGCTCCGTTCCGACTTACGGAGGCGCATCGCAATTCTCTACCACTGGAAATTCTACATCCACATTCAAGCAAGGTCGCAGGATCCAGGCGACGGTTACTGCCGGGACTGTATACGGAACGGTGGTAAGCAGCACGTTTGGAACAGCCACTACGGTTGTTCTCGATATGGATGTGGGGCAGGCGCTTGATAGCGGGCTTACTGCTGTCAACGTTGGATTGCTTGGAACTACTGGCATTGGCGTCAGTGTTCCGATGTATTGGCAGAACGACCTAACATTAAGGAACCTTACTGCTAATGGAGTAACAGTAGGGCCTGGTGGCGCTACTTTCAGCGGAGGAATAATTGTATCTGCCGGAAGCATTTCAGCGCCTTCCGCTTCAATTCCAATTATCAGCGCAGCTACGCAGGTTTCCACGGCGGCGCTTCTTGCCACATCTGCCGCAGTCAGCGGTCCTGTGTCTGGAACTACAGGAACATTTACCGGGGCGGTAACCGCTGCCAACGGAGCAACTGGGACGCAGGTTGTAAATATCTCGCAGTTTATTCCTACTGGAACCACGTCGGGATATGTGACGCTGCCAGGAGGATTGATGTTCCAATGGGGATCTGGAACGGCGACGAACAACTCAGGATCTACAATCACGTTTCCAACGTCCTTTCCGACCGCATGTTGGCACGTTTATGTAACCGCTACAAACACCGGCATTCCGGGAACGAATGAAGTATTCGAGGTCGGTTCATTGACCACAACACAATTTACCTGCTGGGCATCGAACGCCGCGACCCGGACGGTGGGTTTCTTCGCAATTGGCAACTAAATGTCCCTCGTCCTAGCCCCTCTCGTTGAGCATCAATTCTTTGGTGGCAATACCGCCAACTCTGCCTCCAACGTCCCGCTTGCTGGCGGCCTGCTGGCGATCTATGCGGCTGGAACTTCAACGCCAGTTACCACATGGACGACATCAGCAGGATCTGTAGCCAATTCCAATCCGCTGACGCTGGATTCCACTGGAAGGCTTCCTAACGAGGTTTGGTGGACTGCTGGCTCATCCTACAAGCTCGTATTGATGGATGCGCTATCCAATCCCATCCCTGGAGCGTCGTGGGATAACGTTCCCGGATTGAGCGACCCTGTTGCCGCAGGACTCACCGCCTCCACCATCCCCTACACCCCTCCTGGCACGGGAGCGGTTGCGACTACGGTTGCGGCGGAACTCTCCCATGGATGGGTTTCTGTTTTTGATTGGTTTACTCCAGCACAAATATCAGATGTTCAGGCGCGAACGTTGACTCAAGACGTAACGTCGGCAGTACAGGCTGCAATAAATTCATTTACCCTGTTTTCATATCCCCTTGGGGGGTGGACGCTTTATTTTCCCCCAGGAACTTACAAGATAACATCTTCTCTTGTGATCAGCATCAACGCTTTCCAATGGAGACTCACTGGATCATGGGGGGCAAGATTGCAGATGAGCGGATCGTCTTTCGATCTTCTAACATTTGGGGCGCAGACACCTAGTTCTATCGTTACAGTATATAACGGAGTCGTTGACAATCTTGGGTTTGATGGTGGCTCGATAATCGGCACTGGCAACCTAATAAATACACAATATGCAAGTTCAACGCAATTCCGTGACCTGCTATTGACTAATCTTTGCACAAACGGGGATGGCATTCATATTATCGGAAACGGATCTGTTTATACGCACGACATTCTTTGTAGCAATATTTATTACAACTCTACTACTGGCAATAGAGTAATTTATGCTGGACCAACTTGTTCAGATAGTGTGTTTGACAGGGTCAAGGGGAATGGTCAATTCGGATGCAAATATGGAATTTATTTTGATGCCGGATCGGCCCATTGCCACGTATCAAATTCCCACCCCTACGGGCACTCACTGAACGCATGTTATGTGGGGGCAAATTCTTCAGCGCACTGGTTTATAGATTGCAGATTTGAAAATGGAACGCAAGATTCCGTTCAACTTAACGGAGCGACGAACTGTAGTTTCTCCGGGTGCATGTTTACTTATGCTCCAGCTACATATTCTGATCTTTTGTTGACCAATTCAGTTGGCAACAGGTTTGTAAATTCCACTTTTACTGCCACCCCATCAGTAACTCAAAACGCAATTAAAGAAACTGGGACATCAAACAATAATGCGTTTAATGGGTTTTTAACCGAGGGATCTTTTGTTGGATCTCCTCCGTTTGTCCTTGTCGGATCAACTTCCGCTATTAGGTCAAGCGGAACAGACCTTACTGTAAGCGGATCATATTCTATTACCGCTGGATCTACGGCATATATCGGAAACGGGCCAGGAAATTCTACCGAAGCCTCAGCGCAAGTTCCATGTATTCTCGGTGGATATGTAACACAAATGATCGTGCAATGTTCTGCTGCTCCAGGAGCGGGACAAAGTTTTACTGCAACCGTTCGAGTCAATGGCGTTAGTACCGGAATGGTCGCCACGATTTCTGGGGCGTCTTCTTTTTCCACGCAAGTCATTGGCGTGATATTTGTTGCCGCGCAACAGGTGGTTGATGTGCAAATTGTGGCTTCCGCTGGAGCAGCCGCCTCTACGATAAGAACGACAATGATCGTTAATCAATAACGGAGAGGGGAAACATGATTATTTATGAAAACGGCTTTGCTGTAGCTATCGAGGAAAACGGGATTGTCATTCCATTGACAATTCCCATCAAACAGGAATTTGTTCCAGAGGAATAGACATGAGCGATTCATCGGATTTCATTGTTGGCGAGGTCAGGGGCCAGCTTGTCGGTATCAAAGAGTCCGTTGATCGCATCGAACGACGCTTCGAGTCCATGTCGGAGAAGGTGGACGAGGTTGAGAAAAAGGTCGAGTCCATGGAAACGAACGTAAAACTTGGCTGGAAGGTCCTGTCCGTCATTGGCCTGGCTGCTGGTGCTGGCGGGGCTGGGGCCAAGCATCTCTTAGAGCAGTTCTACAAATGAACCTCGAAGACCAGCTTCGCCGGGACGAGGGCGTGCGGTATGACGCCTACAAGGACACGCTCGGCAACTGGACTACCGGCGTAGGCCACCTGATCCAATCCAACGAACAATGGATGATTGCCGCGCACCTGACGGACGATCAGGTAAACCAAATCCTCGACGCAGATATCGCCATTGCTCAAGCCGGGTGCCTGCGGTATCCCTGGCATGACAAGCTGGACCCGGTTCGTCAGGCAGCGGTAACCAATATCGTATTTAATATGGGGATCGGCAACTTCGCGGAGTTCCACAATACGATTGCCTGCCTCTCATCAGGGGATTGGAAGGGCGCCCACGACGGGCTGTTAAAATCGCTATGGGCATCCCAGGTGGGACAAAGGGCGATCCGGCTGGCGACGCAGATCCTTACGGGCGAGTGGCAGTAACATATTCCTTGCGAGGAACGCTATGGCAATAAAGGATACGTTACGTGCGACCTTCACCGATAAGGACGGAGCGTTCAGCATCCCTGAATTATCCGCGACTGGCGCTGCTTTGCTTGGTCTTGTTACTTCTGGTTGGGATTACTTTTATCGCGGTCATTCTCTCGATCTTCAGGCTCTTGGGATCGGCACTGGTGCGCTTGTCGCGGCTTTGGGAGTAGCCCAAAGGATACGCGACGGATTATTCCGGGAGGACCATTGAACATCTACTGGGTCATCGGCAAATATGTGGCTGTTGCTCTTATCGGCGCTGCTGGGTGTTATTGGGCCTACGCTATTCCTCGGGTTGCCGCTCTTAAGGAAGCATCGGCAAAGGCGGAAGCGGCTGCGGCTAAAGAGCGATCAACATTCCTAGAGGGAGCGAGAAATGAACAGGTCAGACTTCAAGGGCTGGTGGATGCGGCGAACCGGGCCGCTGACGACGCAAGAATGGCTCGTGATCGTGCTGCTTTCGATCTTGCTGCCGCTAATGCCAGGTTGCGCAACGCAAACAGCACCCTCTCAAATTACCTTACAAGACTGCCCGAAGCCGCCAGTTGTCCAGTCTGTGAATCCTCCGCCGCAACCCTCGGGGACGTGGAGCAAAGAATGGCAGACTTTGGTGGACGATGCAGCGCAGAGGTTGAAAGGCTTGGAGATTCCGTCCGATACTACGAAGAAGCCTTCGGAGTGAAGAAATGAATGGTAATCGCCCGCCGAGACCATGGAAAAAAGAAACTAGGATTAGACATTTATTGCTAGGAAAAATTATCACAGAAAATGGATGTTGGATAAATCATCGCAAACCTCGTGAAGATGGGTATGTATCTAGAAATGGCTCTTATCAGCATAGGATTTCATATGAACTTTTAGTTGGAGAAATTCCACATGGAAAGCATATAGACCATCTATGTAGAAATAGGGCCTGTTTCAATCCAGAACATCTTGAGCCTGTTGAGCCTGCGGAGAATCTTCGAAGGGGGTTATCTTCACAATCTTCAAGGATCCGCGCTACGTATAGAACGCATTGTCCAAACGGACATGAATACACTGATAGTAATAAAGGAGTATGGACTGGCGGTACAAAAAGATGCAAAACATGCCAAAGATACAGGCAGATAAAATATAGGGCTTCCTTAAGGGCTGCATCATGAGTTTTAATACTGGATTTGTTCATGGGTTCGCTATCGCATTGGACTACTGTCTAGATCTCTTACTATTTTGGCGGCGCGCCATCCCCATGACGGTATCTAGCCAAGCGGGGTTAGCCCTGCTTCGTGGGGAGAGGACGACGGCTTTAGCTCTCCTTGGTCGGGCGTTAAATACCATCAGTCCGGGACATACTGACGCAGCAATTGAAGCGGATAAGATGCGACTGGATAATGCCCTTCTCGAACTGGAACACCCACAGGAGAGCCACTAATGGATGCAAACAATGACGTTGTTAAGGCCCATGCGCAGATCATCGAGAACGCCGGGAAGGCGATTGCCGACCATGCGGATGAGGCAAGGCACGATTCCAAGCCGGTAAGCACGGAAGCCGTCCAGGCGCATGTAGACGCCGCCAAGAAGGCCGCATCGGATCTACAGGCCCATGTTGATTCCACCAAGCCCCCGCCCGTTGCACAACCCGTTGAACAGCCCAAGATCGTTGAACATCCCGCAGAGCAGCCCAAGGAAGCCCCCAAGGCGGTCGCTCCGGCAAAGCCTGCCGTCACCAAGCCGGTCCCCGTGAGCATTGCGGGGCAAGCGGCGGCTAGTCATGCCTCGGATACCATCAAGATTGCTGTTGGCGTGGCGCTTGGTGGGGCGGCTCTTTTTGCGGCTTACTGGTTCGGTATCAAGTGAGTGGACAAAAAGGCGATTGCGCCTGATTTATGGATGATGACGGCCCGGCAGCTTGCGGAAAGCGCGGCTGCCGAGATCGTCAAGAGGTCATCCCGTATTGTAGGGAAAGGGCCTTTCACATATGATCGCAGGATTGACCTTTACCGGGAAATGGTGGTTAAGGATCCGATCATGAAGATGGATGCGAAGGTCCGGGTGCGCGTCCGGTTCACCGTGGAGACCCCGCCATATTCGGAGAGCTAGCCGTGCATCTGACTGCCGGTATTTTGCGCGCTACGTATGACCGGCTAAGGATGTTCAAGCCATTTAACAGGTGGGATCTCCCGCCGGGCTCCAATATCAAGTTCACCATGGTCGAGTCCGTGGACTTCATCGCTAGGGCTTCCGACAAACCGCTGACCATCGAGTTTTCCAAGCCTAGATCATGGACGCTTGCAACGCTGGATAGGACTATGGCCCATGAAATGATCCATATCCGCCAGCTTGTTAAGGGGACGCTGGGAAAGTCGGAGGACAGCCACCACAACCGGGAGTTCCACAGGATGAGCCAGCCGATATGTAAAGAGCTAGAGTTCGCAGATATCAAGCCCAGAAAAGAAAAGCCATTCCAATTTGGTTCGACAAGCAGAAAGAGATAGAGGTTTACGCTTTGGCGGACAGGCTAACCAAGGAAACTGGGGTACAGCATGAGGTAGATCATATCGTCCCATTGATTAGCGATAAGGTCTGCGGTCTTCATTGGCACGGAAACCTTCGTGCCATTCCACGGAAAGAAAACAGGAAAAAAACCAATAGGCATTGGCCGGATATGCCGTGATGATCTACTTTCTGGCATGGGGAGCCTCGGTCGGCTTGGTGTTCCTCAAAAGTTTCCAGCAGCAATCAGTGACCTATGAGCGATTCCGCTGGATTCCCCCGGCATCCTACGGTCTGGCAGCTTTCGAGCTATACCTATGGTCCCGTGCCCCTACCGCTAACTGGAAGATATGGGCGGCGATAGGAACCGGGGCGTGGATGGGGAGTATAGGGGCGATTTTGCTGCATAAGCGGCTCAGGACTTCAACTCCCTGATCGCCTTAGCGAACTCATCCCGCGTGCTGCCGATGTCCTTTTCGGTCTGCTCGATGAGGCGAGCGGCGGCTTCGAGGCCGTCGTTATGTGCCCACACGATTTCTTGCTGGAACTCGTCATAGGTCATCTGCATTACGATCCCTCCTTGCTCTTCAGTGCGCCGACAACTTCCTCGATTGCGGCCTCTAGCTCGTGGACTTGCGGCACAGGACAGGTTCCAATATCAACCAAAGCTCCGGATAGCCGCGACGCGAAGATGTGGATATCGTCAACCAGCTTCCTCGCCATCGCCTTCTCGTATTCGACTGCCTTCGCCTGTAGCACCGCGTTATGCTGCTCTTGCGCGAGCTCGAGAGAGGCGATGCGGGAGCGGAGGGAGGCATTCTCTTGCTCTAGGCGCGCGTAGTTCGCTTCCACCAACTCGCGTCCGCTCATCATGGATGCTGTTTTGAGCGGTGGCTTCGGGCACGGCCCGCTGTAGCCGTGGAACTTGAACATTTCCTCCCCGAGCGGCATCGGCTCGCCGCAGAGGTCGCACTTTCCGTATTCGCTCACTTCGGCGTCTCCTTCGCGGCAAGGGCGGCGCGGGCGATGTCCGCGTTGCTCATTAGGTTGTCTGCTGGTTGTCGTAGTCCGGCTACGATTTCCAGCGCATATCGAAGCCTGTCCCGCTCGGCCTCTAGCTCACGGCAGCGGGATTCTGCGGCTTCGGTGCGCTCCAACCATCGGGAAAAGTTGAACTTCTTCTCCAACTCCTCAATCCGCTCCGCCTCGGGGGAGGGGTGGGCTTCTTTGACGGCTTCAAGCGCTTCCTCAAATTCATCCCAGTAGTCCTGCGGCGCACCTCGCCCCATGCCGTCGGGGAAGTCGTACTCCTCGGCTTCAGAAGAAAGGCGTTCGCAAGCGGCGATTAACTTCGCCACCGGAGCAGCCTTCGCCTCGGGCTGCGCTGCGGGGACAACACCGGCGCATCCTGAGAACGGAGCGACTCCTGCCGTAGCCATGAACGCAACCGATTCTCCGATTGCAGATTGCGAGTTGGGTGGAATGACCGGGCACGAACAGGTGAGAATGTGGCACCCGCTCATTATTCCTGCTTGGCACCGCTTCCAAACCGCCTCCCCCTGCGCTGCGGGTGGGGGAGGGACGCTGAGTTCTCGGACTTCTCTCCAAGCAGCGCACGAAGCACAGGCAGACTTCGGCTTCATCCCGCCATAGCAGCAGATCCCAACCGCCTCCCCCTGCACCGCAGGCGCTTCCTCGGCCATCATTGCTCGTATCCTCGTGCGTGCCTGCGCAATATGCTCTCTCATCGCCGGGTCCTTCTCAAGTTCTGCCACAAACTCGTCGATCCCGATGGTGTTCGGCAACTCCGCAGGCGCTTCCTCCGGGGTGGAGAGAAACTTCCTCGTGCCTTCAATCATGGCCTTCCAGTTGGTGCCCCACGTTTCATGCGTGGACTCTTCTGCCGCCACGCACCATGCTTCCAGCAACCTCCGAGCTTCGTTCATTGCGGCTCCTTTCCTGCGATTTCCTCTGCGCGGCGGATGATCGCGGCGGCGCACTGATCCACCCACCCGCGAGCGAACGCAGCGGCGATGCTTTCATTGCCAGCCGTTTGCTCGTTCTGTGCCTCGCACACCTTAGCCGCCTCACGCATCCCGGCCACGAACGCAGCGCGGCGGATGTCGCAGACCAACTTGTTTACGCCTGCATCCAGCATCCAGCCTTCCGGCAGCGGCACAATCTCTTCTAGGTTCATTCCTTGCTCCTCATGGATCTCGCAGACGCGCCACGCACGCCTCATTCCTTACTCCTTGCGATCTCTTCGCGGATGATCTGGCGGATTCGGTCCTCGGTGAGCGCGGAAGGCATGTGCAGCCACGCATGCTCTGTCCATTGCCTACCGGGGATCGGCTCCTGACACTTCTCGCAGTACATATACCAATTGCTCGCGCTACCCCCATGCTCGACTGTCATGCGAACATCCTTTGCTGGCGTTGCGCGCGCTCGATCCGTTCGTAAGCGATGTCAAAATACTTCGGCTCGATTTCGATACCGATGAATTTGCGGCCAAGGTTCATGCAGGCGACTCCCACCGACCCGCTACCCATGTACGGATCGAGGATCGTTTGCGACTCCGGCAAATACTTGACGCACCATTCGTATAGGGCAACAGGTCTTTCGCACGGATGATCGGACTCCGCTTGATGGGTTACTGTGAAGTTCGTCCACGGAATCCTGACAATCTCTGTTTTCTGGAAGTGCGTGCAGCTGGCAATGTCCGCCTTGCTGAAATTCGGCATTGATTGAGCCTTGTCCCACACAATTGCCCCCCCGCGATCCTCAAAGCAATTGAAGAAGTTTGCTCCCCATACGATCCGGTGCTTGGAAATTTGCTGGATCAATCGGAAGAACTCAGGCGGCGGGGGATGGTCATTCCATTCAACCTTCTTCCCTTTGGCCGCTCCGCGCCCCATCAACCTGCCGGTTGACTGGACAAAGTTCCCGACCCCAAATGGAGGATCAGTAATCACCGCATCCACGTTAGGAAGCATCGGCAGAATCTCCATGCAATCGCCCAGGTACAGCGTCGCATTGCCGATGACCTCCCGACGCTCGACTGTCATTCACGGCCTCCAATATGCTGCGGGTTCATTCTGCGGAGCGCAGGGGGCGGTGCACCTCGAACAGGTCGGGGGTCATGTCTGCGGCCCGTCCGCCTTGGACTTGCGCATCATTTCTTCGCCTGCATCGCCTAATTTGCAGGCCTCCACGTTGTACATGTACTCGGTGCCGTCCGACCACCGAACGTGAAGCTTGCCATAGGCAAAATCCCAACACCCGCGCAATACCTGTCCCTCATTGCTGGTTGTATAAAAGAGACGGCTATTGACTGCGCATTCCGGGACCTTTTCGTCCGTTGCCACCATCAGGGTATTCATCTTGTTGGCGCACAGTAGGATCTGTCCTGCCTGGGCAGAACCAAAAGCGAGGGCAAGTGTCATAGCTAGAGCGCGTTTCATCGTCCTGGTCCTTTCCAGCAGGAAACCGTTCCGTCCTGAAGATCCATGTAGGCTACCGATCCCTTATCCCTGCACTCGGCAGCCATCTTTTCATTATGGGCAAATACGATAGCGATTCCATCGTTCTTGCCGACCCAGTTACCCCACGCAAACCCTATGCATAGGGTAATTAAGCCGACAATGAAGCCCATGGTGATGATCCCGGTTTCCTCTTTCATCGCCAGTCTGCCGGTTCTAGCCTGCGGGCGGCGGCCTGGATCTGCTTATTTTGCTGCGCCAGGACGACGTGCAGGCGGTTATCCATGAACTCCAGCATCTGCTCCATCCGAGCGAGACGTTGGGCCATGGCAGAGAAAAGCTCCAGTTCATGCGCGGTCATGACACCACCTCAAGCTTCTTCTGCTCCGGGTCCGTGGTGAAGCTCACGGAGATGCCATCATAGGTGGTATGGCGGAAGTTGGTGATCCGCGTACCTTCCGGGAGAATGTCCATGATCGCTCCGAGGAGGATGCTTTCCACCACGGAATGCGAGAGCGTCATTGTGTTGGTGCCGGGGAACTTGTCCATGTTGTCCTCAGAAAGGGATGTCCGAGTCGTCGTAATCGGCTTTTGCCGGGGCTGCTGGCTTCGCTGATGCATCCTTCGGGCGGAAAGACAGGGAGATGAACTTGCTGCCGTCCTTCCCCGTTTTCGTCCAACCGGATAGCCAGTATTCGACCCCGGCTACCTCGCACTTGCCGGATAGGTTAGGGTCGGAATCCTTCTGCTTGCGGTCATTCTTTCCAAGTGTCCCGGAATTGGGATATTTGCTTGCCATTACGTCACCTTTTCCATTGCTCTAGCGTTTGCATTCTGGCTCTGCCAGACCCTGATCTTTGCCTCTGCCGTCACCATCAACCACCGGAACTTCTCATCCGCTTCCACCGCTTCCCGCAACGCCTCCAGGTGCATCTTGTAATCCGGGTGGGCGTATGCCTCGACTTCCTGTGCGTTGACGCTGGTAGCTGCGGATTTCTTCATCAGGAGAGCCTTCAGCGTCTTGCGGTATTCCTCGATGTAGACCCGCTCTGCCCTGGCCTTGGCCGCTGGTACGGCAGACTTGGCTAGCCATTCCAGAACCTTGTCCAGGGAATCCTCGGTAATCAAGCCTGCCTCGCTGCTTTGAGTGCCGCGCGGACCTTGCTGTGAGGCCCTAGAAGGCCCCATAGAGCGACTTTCTGGTCGGAGTCGAGGTTCTGTGCGTCCATGAACTTCAGAGCGTCCTGGATCTTCCCTTCCTCGCACAGAGCCACGATATCGGCAGCCATGGCGCGCAGGAACTCCATTTCCTCGGCAGGGACTTCTGCGGCAGCGGCGCGGACCGGGGTAATCGTCGGAACAACCTCGTGCGTCTGGTTTTCCGTGTCGTTGTCTCCCTCGGTCGGGATAACGAAGGTCTGGAAGGCGAAATTCTTGTAGGCCGAGGACATGGCCTTGTTGATAGCCTTGTCTCCCCGGTCCATCGCCTCGCCCATGACCGTCACGACTGCATGAGAATCGTCCTCGATGCAGTGAAGGTGATACCGCATGGAGATTCGGCAATAGAACACCGCGCCGCCCTTCGCGGTTTGCCGTTCGCTGATCTCCTGTCCGAATAATTCCGGCAGGATTACCAGGCCATTCTTGGCAATGATCGGGGCCAGGGCGTTGTACACGTCATCGATGCCCCGGAACTTGTAGTTGTCGAACTTGTTTTCTTGCGCCTTGCTGATGCCAATTTTGGCGATATCAGCCTGGACCGCATTGATAGCCTTGAATACTTTCATAGTCCCATGTCCTCGATCATTCGTTCGATGGAATCGTCATCCCACTTCTTGATATCCGTGGGCATCCAGTCTGTGTATCCCTTGGGACGGATCATCACTTCCCGGACCTCGACCTCGTTCGGGTCTGCGGGAGCCCAGCCATCGGGAGGGCCGCCAGTGATCGCGGGGGATCCGGGAGTGAAATCGAACGTCACCTGAAGCTCGATGTCATCCCAGAGGAAGGTTTCGACGCAGCCGTATTCCGTCCTCATTGCTGCACCTTGGCGAGAGCGGCATTCGCCATCGAAACGGCTGCGGCAGCATCAGCGCGAAGCAGGTAGCAGGCCATGGGATTTTCCGATCCGGTGAATTGAACCGGTTGAGTAAGGGCCGCAGTCATAGCCTTGATGGCTACAAGAAGTTCGTTGCGGTCCTGCTTTGCTTTCTCAAAATCAAATGCGATGCCCGGGTATCCTTCGCAACCGCATTGCGGGGTGTGCTGAGTGGTCATTTCGTTCTCCTGTCTATGTTGCATGAGGGGTGGTACGGGACGAACAGTAGCCCGTCTATTGACAGTTGTCAAGCTCTAATTGCCGGATATATTCCACCACCGATTCCGACCATCCGTCGATCTTGTTCCATGCTCCGTATCCGACTCCGTTCTCGTAAGCTGCGACATTGATGATGTAGCCTTTCCCCTTGGGGTTCGGGATCCGGTCTGCGCTTTGTTCGTCGGTAATGACGATCAGGCGCTCGCAGCCTGGATAGACAGAGTAGACGGCATGGATGGCATTCCCGAGGCGAGTCCCGCCAAATGGCATGCATTGTTCCAGAAGGTGCTTGAGTCCAAATCCCCTGCGGGGCGCAAGCTCTCCGCATTGTTCGCTGAAAGCAAAAACTCGCACCTTTTCTGCCGTTTCTCGCAGGATCATCGCAAGACCGCAGGCAGCATCGAAACGGGTGATTTCGCTCCTGCCGCTTACGCCACTATTCATGCTGCCGCTGTGATCCACCAGAAGCGCGGTTTTCCCCGGAAGCTTGGGCAGTTCCTGCATGCACTTGAACATGGTTTGTTCCAGCGCGTCTTCAAGGCGAGGCGCATGGCGAGCAGCGGAAATGAACCGGAAAGGCAGTACGCGCTCCACGTTCACAGTCGCCAAAGCTTCGCGGATCTTATCCTCCGAAACACCGGATTCAATCATGTTTCGCAGGTTGCGAAGCAATGCCAAAGCGCCAAGCTTCTTTTCGTCTAGCAGGCGCTCGAAAGTCTCCTTTTTGTCCGCGCCACCAGAAAGCGCAACCTCCCAGGTGTCGGGAGTCTGCAAGGTGTTCTCTGCAAGTTTCTTGAACAATGTCGCCTGTTCCTCGTTTGCGGGCTTTGCGTGGGATAAAAACAACACATCCCGAAGCTTTACCGCTCCATCCCGGTTGTACTTGGCAAGGGAATATTCGTTGAATTTCTTCAGGGCGCGAGCAAGACCAATCTTCAATTGCGCAGGCAAAGGCGCGTCCTTCTTCTCCTTCCAGTAAAGTGAAAGGAGTTCCCCGAGTTCGTCCGGGCGCTGGATAACTTCGGCAATCAAATCGCCCATCTGACGGCCCTTATGGGTCCGTAGAGCCTCCCGAACCAGCAGGAGGGGCACATGCCGCATATTCCCCTTGCCGCGAGCTTCTAGGGCGATTTGAGCGATCTTCGGAAAAGGAACTTGGCGGCACAGATCGGCAATACGCTTGCCGATTTCCTGTCCATCTTCGTAGAAGGAGTCTTCCCACAGCATGCAGCACATGACGCTGCGGCGAAGAGCCTGTTCCGCGTTCATGCGGGACGCGGTAGCTCCTTCGTGGGTTTTTTCGGTGAATTTGATTGCGGTGTTGGTGCGCACATTACCTCCGTTGGTTGAGGCTTGGTGCGGCAATGGGGGAACGTACGCTTAACAGGGATTCTTCTCCCAATGAGGAACCTGTCAGCTACACCACCCACGAAGACTTGCCGGAACAAACGGTTAAGGGCTGTTCATTTAGCAGATGAAACCCTTACCTTCACCAAGCACAGGCGAAGAGTAACTAGAGAATTGACAACTGTCAAGAACTATTTTACTATTCGTCCATGGAAAAATCAGCCGTTGTACGCAAGCGACAGATGACCCGGTTACGCAAGGTGGGCGTGTCGGATGCTTTCATCGCCCGCAAGTTCGGAATCAGCCGGGAGCGGGTGGGGCAGATATTGGGGCGCAGAGGGAAGGGGAAAGAATGTTGCTCATAGACAAGCTTATCGTTACTTGGGCTGTGTTGTTTTTCGTCATTTGTGGATGCGGCATGGCATTTTCCGATCAACCAAAATATTCCAGGATCATTGTCAGGACGGCAGCTCTTTGGGTTGCGGTGTTTTTGTTTTTTATTCTTTTTGATGTTTGGAGCAAATGAGCAGAGAGATTCCAGCAGCCGTTAGGACGCGTCTACAGGCCGTCCAAGCCTCGCCAGGCTATGCGGGTGGGGATGCATGGGCTAGGAGGCTGCAAGAGGCCCACAGGGCCGGTAAACCGCTCTACGCCATCCAGATCGAGCTATACCGCAAGGCTTTGGGGATTTCGTCCGATAGATGGGAGTACTAGCCATGTTGTATTTTTACATCATCTACTTGCATGTGTTTTACCAGCCTGCATACCATGAGCAGGTGGTTCCTGCTGTGAATAATTACAGAGCGGTAGCGCACAGACCGAGCCATGGGATGTTGTTACTGTCACGCTGACCCTGGCATCCGTCCGGGGCATTTGACGGAGGTTGTGATGGCTAACCTGAAGACTGCAACACCTATGCGCATGCGCTTTCACTGGAAACGGGCTAACGAGTGCATCAAGGACTTGCAGGACAAGCGCGCCAGGATCGATGATGCGCTGCGGCAGTTGATTCCACTAGTGGCGGATAAGAACAACGGAAAAGGCTTGACAGGGTAAATAAGGGAGATAAAATCATGGGGCAGGCTTTGGCGAGCTTGTGGACGTTAACTGGAGAGTTTGCGGATGTATTATTGTTTTTACGCATGCGGGATAGGATCGGGTAACCGATCTGCCTCCCTCTCCAGGCAGCGCCACCTGCCCGCAGTCGTAAGCACGATGAGATAGCCCCGGGGGTCGAAAGATCCTCGGGGTATTTTTTTGCCTGCCGGACTCCGCTCGTTAGCAAGGGCACAATCGGCCGCGCGGAAGAACAGAGCTGGCACCGTCCTAGGCCAGTAAATATCGGGATTGCGCTTCTCACGCGGCGCACGCTCTTAAAGCCTACCAGGGCACGGGCGGCAAAACAGGTATCGAAAGCTCCAATGGTCGGGCATTCTCCCGGACAGCGTCTCATCCCACGATACGGGGTACCTGACAATCTAGAGTTCTGGGTTTTGCTAGCACCGGGCAGGAGCACGTGGCGTGATCTATGGAGAGAAAAATGAAGAAAATGACTTCTGAGCAATGGTGGAGCATCTATGGAAAGCGCAGGGAAGAGGACGAAGCTGCAAGGAAAGCAAGTCTCTCGGCAGAATGCAGGATCGCTAAAGACGACGACCCGAGATGGACAAAATGGGAATGGCAAGGTACAAAGTGGTCACGTCGAAACATTGCACCAGAAGAAAATACGGCTTTCTAGTCTGCAAAAAGTAGCAAGCAAACCCTACTGGCAAAAACTAAAATGGAATCATTCCAAGAATATCAATCTCGAAATATCCCTCCTGCAAAACGAAATAAATACGGCAATGTCCCGACAGACGGATACCACAGCAAGCGAGAAGCCGCCAGGGCAGCAGAACTGAAACTGCTACTCAAAGCCGGGAAGATCAAGGATCTGAAGGAGCAGGTAAAGCACGAACTGATACCTGCGCAATACGACGAGAACGGACGATGTGTAGAAAGGAGCGTTTCATACATATCGGACTTCGAGTACTTGGACGATAAGGGCGTGAAACACTGGGAAGATGTGAAAGGTTTTAAGGAAAGCAAGACTTGGATTTTGAAGCGCAAATTGATGCTCTGGATCCACGGGATTAGAGTCAAAGAAGTATGAGCAACTTCCGAGACAAGAAGATTCTAGAGAATGCCAGGCTGCTTCCATGCCAAATATGCGGAAAGCAAGACGGTACTGTTTGCGCGGCTCATAGCAACCAACAGAGGGATGGCAAAGGAATGGGAATAAAGGCCCACGACTATCGCATTGCTTCCCTGTGTTTTGAGTGCCATTCATCTATAGATCAAGGCTCTCAGCACCTTAAAAAGAAGCGTCAGGAAATGTGGGACGAGGCGCATAGAAAAACGATTGGGGAAATGATTGAGAGAGGGCTACTTAGTGCTGTTTGACAAATCAGTTTTAGTAGCGTATATGTGCATCCATGTGGGAATGCACAAAAGCGTATTGGGATAGGCTCTACGCTTCGAAGGCGTGCGGCGAGCTATTGTTTCCTGAGGACTTGCCAAGTGCGGTGACCGAGTTTAGTATGGATTCGTGGGATAACACCGAAAGGAACGGATATGGGCATGGCGGACAAGAAGTTTGACAGCAAGGGCGGCAGCAATGCCATGCGCCAGTCTGGCACGGACAAGGGCGAGAAGGGCGAGACTGGGGAGCGTATCCCTGCGAAGGCTTCGAGCATCGACAAGACGCGCTCTGCTGGCATTACTGGCGGGGTGGGGATGGGGAACCAGGACCGTCCTCGCAACCAGTCGGAAGTCATGGAGAGTATCCATACGGATACTGGTGCCAAGGGTGATGGTCATGCGTACCATCATGTCCGCGAGTATGGCAAAGAGCGGTATTGAGATGAAGATTCCTCGCCAGGTTGCCACGAATGCGGATAAGGATCGCCGGTTCATCAACCAGGGATCCGAGATGGCGAATCTCAATATGTACAACCGGTATAACGCTGGCAGCTCTTATTTGCCGAGCATGTCTGCGGTGGATATGAAGAAGGCCGAAGCGATCACGAAGTGCACGGAAGTCCCTGCGGTCTACACGAAGGTCTATTGATGCTGGTTCCCACTGGGGATAGGCTTCTGGTGAGGCCGGATGAGAACATCGAACACGCCAGCGATTTGATTGTGATTGCCCCGAGGGATGGGGAGATTGTGGAAAGTCAGAGACAGTTCGGCAGGCGAGGGACCGTGATTGCTACCGGTCCCGGCAAGCGTCTGAAGGACGGTTCCCGCGCTCCGATGAGTACCAATGTAGGAGATACGGTGTATTTCGGGGAATTTATCAACCGGGAATACGAGGAAAACGGGGAACGGTTCTTTGTTATCTCTGAAGCAGACGTTACCGGCATTGCTATCTGACGCGGAAAAGCAAAGGATCGTTTATGACTATTTTCAGTGGTCTATCCTCATGGCTGGCGGCGGCGAAGACGAACTTGATCACCTGGTTCGCCAGTTTCAAGCAGAAATGGCTCAAGTAAGCACCGCACAATAATGCCTCTCACCAAATCCAAGAGCGAAAAAGCCTTCAAAGGCAATATCCGCAAAGAGGTCAAAGCGGGTAAGCCTGTGAAACAAGCTGTCGCCATCGCCTACAGCGTCAAGCGCAAGGCTGGACGTAGTAAATAAACAACAGAATCAAATATTTACAAAACTCAAATAATCCATGGCTACCCGGGGCAGACAGTTAGGTTCGCGCAACAAAACCAGGGCTTTGACCCTTGCGAGGGTGCCTAACGGCATCATGCCAATCGAGTTCATGCTGGATGTCCTCAGAAACGAGGATGCCCCGATGGAGGAGCGCAAGTGGGCGGCTAATGCTGCTGCGCCCTATGTGCATCCCAGGCTATCTGCGGTTGAGGCGAAGGTGGATGTAGACGCGAAGGTAACGGAGATCCGCCGCACGATTGTGGACAATGTGTGATCCTCGATATCCCGACTCCGAGGGTATTCAAGCCGCTGCTCAATCCTGCCCGTTACAAGGGAGCTTATGGCGGGCGTGGTTCGGGAAAGTCTCATTTCTTTGCCCAGCTTGCAATCGAAGAGTCCATCCGCAGGAAGACGGACATTGTGTGTGTCCGGGAGAATCAGAAGTCTCTGGATCAGTCCGTCAAAAAGCTGCTGGAAAGCAAGATATCCGACATGAACGTCGGGGCGCACTTCGAGGTGCAGGACGCCAAGATAAAGAGCAAGAACGGGGGGATCATCATCTTCCAGGGGATGCAGAACCACACGGCCGAGTCAATCAAGTCGCTGGAAGGCTATAACGTGGCCTGGGTCGAGGAAGCTCAATCCCTGACGCAAAAGAGCCTGGACCTGCTCAGACCAACGATCCGCATGCCGGAATCCGAGTTGTGGTTTAGCTGGAATCCCAATTTCGCAACAGATCCAATAGACGTATTGCTGCGCAGCGAAATAACTCCTACTGGCGCCGTGGTGGTTGAGGTCAATTACCGGGACAACCCGTGGTTCCCTGATGTGCTGCAAAAGGAGATGGAATATGACCGCTCCCGAGACCCGGACAAGTATGCCCACGTATGGCTGGGCGAGTATCAGAGGAACAGCGAGAGTCGGGTATTCCGCAACTGGAAGGTTGAAGAGTTCGATGCAAAGCCCGGAACTGTCTTTAGGCTCGGGGCTGACTGGGGATTCTCGGTTGATCCCTCTGTGCTGGTTCGATGCTATATCGATGGCAACAGGCTTTACGTCGATTGGGAAGCCTATCAGGTAGGCTGCGAGATCGTGAACCTGCCGGACCTATTCATGAGCATCCCGGAGGCCGAGAAGTGGCCGATTACCGCAGATTCAGCCAGACCCGAGACGATCAGCCACATGAAAAAGCACGGGTTTCCTAGGATTTTACCGGCTATCAAGGGCGCAAAGAGCTTAGAGGATGGAATAGAGTTCCTAAAGTCCTATGACATCATCGTGCATCCACGCTGCCAGCATGTGATTGACGAACTGACGATGTACAGTTACAAGACGGATCCCCTCACCAACCAGGTACTGCCGCAGCTAGCCGATAAGGACAATCATTGCATTGATGCGCTGCGGTATGCATGTGAGGGAGCCAGGAGGGGGATTGTTAAGCGTCCGATCGCGCCACGACCGGTTTCTCATGCTGTATGGGCTGGATGATGAAACTAAAATTCATGGACATGCCAATCATTTCCCTTACCGCTACATCTAATGGGGTGCTTGTTTCGATTGGGAACTATGGTTGTGCCGCTGGGAAAGTGCCTACGACATTAGTTTTCAACGATATTGGCTATGGATCTATTGGTGGGGATGACGGGCACGAAACGCTGGTGAGTTGGCTAATGCGGTATTACCAGGACAACGAGGACAAAGATGCTAAAGCTTGAAGAGGTAGTGATTGACGAGTTCTTTGCCAACCAGCGCATGCCGCACGGGGTTCGCATCCGGCACATTGCGACGGGCATCCAGATCGAGGGGAACTGTGCCAGCGAGGCGAGCAAAGGCCAGCTGATTGATACGCTGATGACGAAGCTCTCTCAATTTGTCCCCGCAACGAGCCAGGAAGAGCATGGCAGGCCGACAGCGGATAACACCGACTTGCAGCGCCAAGTATGGGAGTTGCAGGCGCAGTTAGCCGCGTTGACTGGAAAGCAGGTAACTCCGAAGAAGCGTGGAAGGCCCGCGAAGGCCAAGACCGTTGAAGTCCTGTCGCCTGCGGGATACAGCGTGCTGGACCCGAGCAAAGTGCAGCCTCCTGCGGCTACGTTTGTCCAGGAGACGCGCAGTTTCAAGCCGCCGCAGACGGTTGCGGTTAGCCATGTGAAGGATATTGCCGCGTGAGTTGGATATCCGGCCTGGAGCATGAGGCGATCTGCACGCAGCTACGCGATGAGATTGCCCGGCTCCGCACCGGACTCGATTACGAGATCCATGCGCATAGGGACGATATTGAAGCGGTTAAGAGATCGTTAATTGACCGGTTCCAAGCGGCACAGAACGAGATCGAGCACTGGAAGCAAAAGGAAGCGCAGCAGAACCGCAGGCGCATCTTGGCAGAGGAAGAGGCTGCGGCTTATCTGGAACAGTTGCACTCGCTAAAGGCAAAGCATGAGCGTCGCGCGTGAGGTTGATTTGCTGGGCGAGTTCTACGATGCATGGGTCAAGCTGCATCGGCGTCGGCATGAGAAGGCTGAACGCGAGGAATTGGAAGGGCTGGCACAGGACTTGCTAGAGGCGCATACTGCGGTGGAAACTTATAGGAAGCGAAATGCCAGAAAGCACTGATATCCCGCAGGCGTTAATTGAAATGCTGGACTATGACTCAATCACTGGCGATTTCACATGGAAGAGTGATGGAGCGGTGGCTGGCTCTAACGCTGGTCGTGGGTATCTGAAAATTGGTCATCGGGGCAGGAAATACTATTGCCATCGCCTTGCATGGGAGATGACCTACGGCGCGATTCCTGACGGCATGTTAATCGACCATATCGACGGGAATAAATCAGACAACAGCATCGCCAATCTGAGGCTTGCTACAAAATCTCAGAATGGATGCAATAGCAAACTGAACAGTAAGAATAAATGCGGCCTCAAGGGAGTGTCATGGTTTCCTCCAATGAAGGCATGGGCAGTAGAAATTAGGATTGGGGATAAGAGGCTTCGCTTGGGATATTATCCGAGCAAATATATGGCCCACAACGCATACCGTTTTGCTGCGGGCATAGTTCATAAGGAATTTGCCCGCCATGTCTGATTCTTCCGATGTTGTTCTAGAAGCGGTTGAATTTCTCCGCAAGTCTAGTGATGCTGACTCCACCAACAGGTCCGAAGAGATGGAGGATCTGCGTTTTTCATATGGTGACCAGTGGAGTCAAACCATGCAAAATCAGAGGATATTAGAAAAACGTCCATTCTTCGTCATCAACGAGACGGAAACTTATATCCGCCAGATCACCAACCAGATCCGCCAGCAGCGTCCTCGGATCAAGGTTCACGGCATCAACAACTCGGCGGATGCCAAGATCGCGGAGATTATTACCGGGGTCACGAGGCATATCGAGCAGATCAGCGATGCGGATACCGCCTATGACACGGCCATGGAGTTCGCTGTCCGTATTGGTCGCGGGTATCTAAGGCTGACAGCGGATTACACGAACGATAAGAGCATGGATCAGGACATCCTCATCCAGCCGGTATTTAACCCGTTCACGGTCTATTTCGATCCCAATTCCATGCTGCCCGATGGCTCGGATGCCGAGGCTGCGCTAATCACGGATCTCGTGCCTAAAAAGGACTTTGAGCGGCTGTATCCCGATCAGGACATGACGGCATTCAATGCTCGGGCGACGGGTGATGTAACGGCGGAGTGGATCACCAAAGACACCATCCGGGTGGCCGAGTTTTACAAGATCAACCAGCAAAAGCGCAAACTCATTCAGTTGACGGGCGGAGCGATCTACTGGGATGACGAGGTTCCAGACCTTGGCCTGATGGCGAAACACGGAATCAAGGTGAAAGGGGAAAGACCTTCCTGGCGCAAGCAGGTGTGCTGGTACAAGGTGACCGGCGTTAGCGTCCTCGAAGAGAGAGTGTTGCCTGGAAGATACATCCCTATCGTGCCGTTTTATGGCGCGCACATGATTGTTGATGGACGAACCTACCGATTTGGCGTGGTTCGAGCGGCCAAAGACCCTCAGCGGATGCTCAACTTCTGGCAGACGGCTGTGACGGAGCTAATCGCCCTGGCCCCGAAAGCGAAGACTGCCCTTGCAATGGGCATGGATACCGGGTTTGAGGATGAGTGGGCGCAGGCAAACGTCAAATCCCTGCCAGTGTTGCATTACAACCACAAAGATGACGCTGGCGAGCCATATCCGGCCCCCATGCCGATTGGGCAGTCTCCCGTACCGGAAGGGGCGATGGCTGCTGCGGAGGCCGCGCACAACAACCTACAGCGCGTGCTAGGCATGTTTGACCCGGCGATGAATGCTCCAGGGAACCAGAGCGGGAAAGCCCTCAATTCCATGCAGCAGCAATCGGATATGAGCAATTTCCACTTCTATGACAATGGAACGCGCTCGATCAAGCATGTGGGGAGAATCATTCTTAGCTGGCTGCCGACCTATTACGGCGAGAAGCGCGTCCTGCGGATCATTGGCGAGGATGGCAAGCCTGACACGATCACGATCAACGACACGGACGCTATTGGCAAGATCGAGAACGACCTGACCGTTGGCGAGTATGACGTGGTGATGGAAACCGGGCCGGGATACAACTCCAAGCGCGAAGAGGGCGCGGAGATGATCGCGGCGATGGTGAAAGCTGACCCACAACTCATGCAGATTGCCGGGGATTTGCTGTTCCGCAACATGGACTGGCCTGGGGCTGACATTATTGCCGACCGCCTGGCTGCTGCCAACCCGCTGGCGCAGATCGACGATAAGAGCGACATCCCCCCGCGTGCGCAGATGATGATCAAGCAGCTTCAAACGCAGTTGCAGCAGGCTGGACAGCAGTTGCAGACGATGGGCCTTGCGCAGAAGTTCCAAGCGCATGTCGTGGCTGAGAAGGAGATTGCCGAGACGCATCGTCAGGAACTCAAAGAGGATCGAGAAGACAAGCGCCGGGCCATGGAGAACGAGAGCTATGCCCACGAGATCCATACCAAAGCCCTTACGAGCCTTGGGGTCGCAGAGATCAACGGGATTATCCAGATCCTTACGAAGCACCTAGAGGCCGGAGAGAACGCCAAGGATCACGAGCGAGCGAAGGAGTTGGCAACGATTGAGCATGCGGCGGCCATGGAACAGGCTACTGCGGTTAATAACACCCCGGAGGATTAAATGGCTGTTGTTCTAGTTTCCAACGAGAAGACGGAAGAGCCCAAAGTTGAAGAAGTCGCCGCTCCCGAGCCCGAAAAGAAGGACAAGCACGCTCCCAGCGAAAGAATCTCGACCCTTGCCGCCCAGCGCCGCGAAGCTCTTGCTGAGGCTGCCGAGGCCAAAAAGGAGCGAGATGAACTAAAGAAGAGACTCGATGCGATTGAGAACAAGGCGTCAGAGGACGAGCCGAAGCCCGATAAATTCACCGACGCTGTGGAGTTTGGTAAGGCTTATGGCAAATGGCTTGCAGCCAAAGAGCGAAAAGAGGATCAGGCCCGGAACGCTGCGGAAAGAGAACAGGCTGAGCAAAAGAAGCTGATTGACTCCTGGAACAAGCGTTACACGAAGGTTGCACGGGAATATGAGGATTTCGAGGAAGTCATGGCGGATAAACTCGAAATCGCCCATGGCACGGTCATTGACGCGATCATGGAAAGTGATATCGGGCCGCACATCAATTATTATCTATCGAAGAATCGAGAGGAAGCCGAGAAAATCAACGAAATGGGCGTTAAAGCAGCCCTGAAGTACCTGGGCAGGATCGAGGCGAGGATTGAATCCGAACTTGAATCGAAGGCTGAGGCAAGAAAGGCGGCTAAGGATGAGGATGGAACGCCGCGCCGCCGCCTACCGGAGCCTCCTGCGCCGATTAATCCTGTTCGCGGCATTGGCGCTACTGGCCTTGGCAACGTGGATTCATCGGGAAATGTGACTAATGCCAGGGCATTTAAGCAGGAAATGCGCAAAAAGATGTATGGCTACTAGACATGTAAGAAATACAGTGGTATTTTAGCCACTAATGCAATTCCCGCCGCCTGGAGTGTTATCCAGGACGATTAGCCCCCGCTAGGGGCGCATACCGCGTGAATCCTCCATGAGAGTTAGAGGGCTGTTGGTTGGCCTTCTTTCAACTTTTGTGGAGATGACATGAGCAACAATCTGCTTACCATCTCCAAGATCACCAACCTGGCGTTGATGGTCTTGGAGAACGAGCTTACCTTCGCCAGCGAAGTCAATCGAGACTATGACGACCAGTTTGCGGTTTCTGGAGCGAAGATCGGTAACACGGTCAACGTCCGCCGTCCTGGCCGCTTCATCGGCACGACCGGCCCGGCGCTCAACGTTGAGGACTTCAACGAGACGAGCATCCCGGTTGTCCTGACGACCCAATTCCACGTTGATTGCCAGTTCATCACGCAGGACATGGCCCTTAGCATGGATCTCTTCGGGGACCGTGTTCTCAAGCCCGCCATCGCTGCGGTTGCGAACCGCGTGGACCGTGACGGCCTCCTGATGGCTAAGAACAACACGGCGAATATCGTCGGTGTTCCCGGCACCCGTCCGACTGGTCTTCTGACCTACCTCACCGCTGCTGCCTACGTTGATTCGGAAGGTGGCCCGCGTGACGGTCGGCGTGCGGTGGTGATCGAGCCCTTTACGTCTGCGGTCATCGTTGACTCGATCAAGGGTCTGTTTGTCCCGCAGGAAGCCATTGGCGAGCAGTATCGCAAGGGCCTGATGGGGCGTGACTCTGGCGGGATGAACTGGAAGATGGACCAGAACGTGATTGCTCATACCTTCGGGTCCTGGGCTACCACGGCTGGCACGCTGACGGCCAACACCTCGGGCGCTTTCACGGGCTCGCTGGCGACTGGATGGGCTGCTACCTCGACCATCACCCTGACCAACTCGCAGACTCTGACGCTCAACCAGGGCGACACGATCCAGATTGCGGGTGTGTTTGCGGCGAACCCGCAGAACCGTCAGACTTACGGCGGCAACATCCTGCGTTCATTTGTCGTGACGCAAACCGTTACGGCTACGGCTGGTACGTTCTCGGTCACCGTTACCCCGGCGATCATCACGGGCGGCCAGTTCCAGAACGTCGTGGTGGGATCGACTTCGGCTACGGCTACGGTTACCCCGCTCTCGATTGCTGGTACGACTGCAACGGCGGTTGTTTCTCCGCAGAACGTTCTTTTCCATCGGAATGCGTACACCCTTGCGGTGGCCGATCTTCCGGTGCCTGAGGGCGTTGACTTTGCGGGCCGGGCAAGTGACGAGGAGACTGGGCTTTCGCTGCGGATCGTGCGTCAATACACGATCAACAACGACGCGCTGCCGACTCGTATTGAAATCCTCTACGGCTGGGCGCCGCTCTATCAAGAGCTTGCCTGCCGCATCGCCGCTTAAGGAGAAATCATGGCGAATCCCGGACCTGCTTCTTCGAGTTTTGGCAATTTCGTAATTGACCAGCAAAACGCCTATCGTCTGATGGCGTTTGCCAAGGGTGTGAACCTCTCGGCTGCTGGCGATACCCTGATGAACGTCGTCACCACTGGGAACTGGGCTCCTGCGACAGTCGTTACCTGCAACAGCAACAGCTCTGTCCCGAACGTCGCCGCTGCCACCGTGGGGGTATATTCCGCCCCCGCGCAAGGCGGCACGACGGTCCTGACCACGGCTGCGCTGACGGGTCAGACGACCAGCGCATTTACCTATATCCGTGCGGCCACGAACCCCGCAACTGGAATCTCCACGCCTCAGCTTTATGTGAACGTGGGCACTACGGTCGCTGCGGTTGGTGGCGTCAATGCGACGACGGATATTCTGGTGTACGGCTACGATCTCCAGTCCTAATACCTCCCCTTCCCCCCGGTCATCCGGGGGATTTTTTGGAGATATAAATGCCTAGCACCACCATACAAAGAGGGAACGCGCTGTTTGACACGCTCATCGCCCCTACTATCACTTGGTCTGGTTCGGTGGGCGCTACGTCTACCGCTGAACTGACTGCGACCATCCCTGGATTTCAGGTGGGCGATGTTATCTCTGGAACGTCTATTGGTGCTGCGCTGACGACTGGGCTTTCGTATACCAACTGGCGCGTGTCGGCACCTAACACGATTGCTGTTACCTGGGTGAACACGACGGCTGGCGCTCTTACCCCGCAATCCGGTCCTTGGAATATCGAGGTGATGCGCCCGGAGAATCCTTCCAATATTCCTGCTAATTTGGGATAAACATGCCTCAAACTACCATCGGACGTGGAAATGAGCTTTATGACTGGCTTGTCCAGCCAGCAACGCTTACATGGTCGGGAACTGTAGGCGCTACGAGCGCGGCAGAACTGACCGCGACTCTTCAGGGAGTCAATGCGGGCGACTGCCTAGCGTCATTTGACTACAACCCTCCCTCTGGCACCGCGATTACTACGGCGCTTCCTTACGGGCTGTCGGCTAATAACTTTCGCATTGTCTCTGCCAACACGATTTCCGTTCTCTGGACGAACACGACGGCTGGTGCGCTGACCCCGCCTGCTGGTCCGTGGTACATCAACATCGTGCGCCCTGAGAACCCGAACAACCTTCCTGTGACGGCGGCGTAATGGGCTATTTCCGTCCTACTGGCGGGCAGCTTCATCTGGCATGCACTGCCACGCCCAGCACACCTGCGCAGCTTGCCGTTTCTGGTAGCTGGCAGAACCCGACGCAGGAGCAGGCGGTCCGCATCTTTATCTTCAATGCGTCGGGATCTACGGAAGTCCATATCGCTTATGGGCCGACTGCCGCGATTGTGACTGCGATTGCAGGTGCGGGGGGGGACACGACAGCCGGGGTTCAGGATGCTGGGGTCATCAGTTTCGGCGGAACGGTGCCTACTGCCAGCCCTGGGTCAGTTGATTACATTTCCCTTCCTGCGAATAGCTTCATCAGCGCGTGGTGTGCTGTAGCGGCTCAGACAGCGGATGTGTATATCTGTCCCGGCGAAGAGACTACGCACTGATGTTCAGGATTGACAGGAATGGAATGATTACCAGAATCTCCGATGGAGTATCCATTCCCAGGGACGTGACGAATACGGCTTATCAACTGTTCCTATACGTGCAGGCGTTCCACCAAGACCCATCCACGCACCAAGCGGCAAACGTCTCGGGCCAGAACGACAAAAACTAAATGTCCTATCAGCCCCTAAATACCGTGACCAGTGCCTTGCGGTCCATCGGGGCATTGGCCTCGGGGGAGGCGCCTGACTCCGCCACGGCCACCGACTGTTTCAACCTGCTCAATGAAATGCTCGATATGTGGAGCAATGACCGGACGCTGATCTACACGCAGCAGGAGGTCATTATCGAGTTGCAGGGTGGCAAGTACCAGTACACGATTGGTCTTGCCGGGACGGATGCTTCCACCACTTTTACGGGGTCATTTGCTAGCACGCTGATGACGGTATCGGCTATTTCTTCGGGGGCTGTGTGTCAAGGTCAAATCATCGACACGACGACTGGAACGGGAACATTGGTAAGCGGGACCGCGATCACATCATTTGGAAGCGGGAACGGCGGGAACGCCAGCGGGGCGTTAGGGACCTACGGGATCAATATCCCGAACACTATAACGAGCGGGACAGTGACGGCACATTCCGCCCGCCCCCTTCGGGTAAATTCCGCAATCGTGAGGATCGTTAACAGCGCGACGGGAACCCTGGACTATCCCTGCGCGGTCCTCTCATATGAGGAATACCAGGATATCGGCATCAAGACTCTGCCAGGCCCATGGCCGCGAGCGGTCTACTACCAGCCGACCATGCCCGTGGGAACGTTCAGCTTCTGGCCGAACCCTAGCCAGGGGGAAATGCACCTTTACTGCGATACGGTGCTAAATAACTTTGTAACGCTATACGATACGGTGACGCTCCCGCAGGGGTATCAATCGCTCATGCACTGGGGGCTCGCGGATCTGCTCATGCCGGAGTTTGGCAAGAAAGACCCCGAGCAGATCCAGATGGTCCGCATGAACCTTGCCCGGGCTCGAAGGGTCGTGGAGCGCACCAATATGCATCCGCAGCAACCGGCTAGGTTTGATCCGGCGTTGCAGCAAAAGGCCACGCGCGATGCTGGCTGGATCCTGTCGGGGGGTCAATGAGCTACATTGACCCGATCACCGGGGCCACGATTGGCAATATCGCCACGAAAGGGACTTCTGCTGATTCCTTCCGGGTGATGATGGCATGGCAGCCTTCTACGCTGTCATATATCGCTCTCTCTGCCGATGTATCCGGTAACCTGAACGTCACGGGTGGTGGTGGAGGTGGCGGGAATCCTGCTGCTGGATTGACCGGGGCTGCCGTCCCGACATATGGCGATTACCTTGCGTTTAGCGGTGCTGGGGGCCTTCTAACGGGTGTCAGTGCCGCGAATCCGCTTCCATGTACCTTTACGGGTTCCGCAGGAAACGCTGCTGCTGGGGCCACGGGCGTGGCTCCTCCTGGGTATGCGGATTACACCGGCTGGGTGAGTGGCGGCAACCTTATCGGCACTTCCCTGACTACGGGTTTGCCGGTTCAGCCTGGCACCGGAACGACCTGGACGGTTGCTGGAAGCGGGACGTTTACTGTCGCAGGGACGGTTACCGCGAATCAAGGGGGTGCGCCATGGACAATGAAACCCGATGGGACTGTGTGGACTCTCACAGGGACATCGGCGAATGTGAATGTTACGAATGCGAGCTTGCCCGTTACTGGAACGTTCTGGCAAGCCACGCAACCTGTATCCGGCACAGTTACTGCGAACCAGGGGGGTGCGAATGCGACCCCATGGAATGAGAACGTCGCCCAATTTGGTGGCTCTGCTGTTGTTACCGGTACTGGTGTTGGCGGCGCTGGTATACCTCGCGTCACTGTTTCCAGTGATTCTTTCCCGGCTACGCAGGCGGTTTCAGGGACCGTCACTGCGACGCAAGGAACGCCTCCATGGACGGTAAAGCCTGATGGCACGGCATGGAGCCTTACGGGGACTAGCGCCAATGTCAATGTCACGAACACGAGCATTGCTGTTACAGGTAGCGGCTCATTTACTGTGGCTGGCACTGTTACTTCCAATCAAGGCAGCGCGGGAGCTACTCCGTGGCTGTCAAACGTCACCCATTTTGGCAGCAATAACGTTGTTACTGGTACTGGTGTTTCCGGCGTTGGCATTCCTCGGGTTACTGTTTCCTCAGATAGTTTTCCTGCTTCTCAAGCCGTAACCGGTACTTTCTGGCAGGCGACGCAACCCGTCAGCATTGCTGCAACGGTTCCGGTTCAAGGCACAACGACTCCCGCAAACGGTAGCGCGATCCCGACGACTGCTGTCCCTGCTGCCGCTGTCCTCATGGTCACGAACCAGGCGACGGGCCTTCTGGATCTGGTAGAGGAGGGCGATAACACGGCGGACGGGGATATCCCGGGGAATACCGGCCTTCTAGGTGCCGAGGTTTATCCCAAGATGTATGACGATGCTGCCGGGGCTTTCCAGCGGCAGAGGGGAACGATCCGCGATGGCCTGAAGGTACAGAATACGGCGGATCAGAACCTGATTCTTCCGGTGCTACAGGCGATTCTTACAGAGCTTCGGGTAATGAATGTGATGTTGCAGCAGGGATTGAATGTGAAGGATGACCCGGAAGATTTCCGCCAAGATCCGTTTTACAACGCGAACGTAACCGTACAGTAAGGAAACATCATGCCAGCAATCCAAGGCGCAGTAGGCATCCAGAACAACCCCGATTCAAGCAATCTAGTAACTACTCGCATGGGGAAGCAGGGGGATTTGCTTGCCAGTGAACTCCATGCAAGGTATTACGAGCAGACCTATCGGGGAAATATGTTTTCCCTTTGCACTCAAGGCACGGCAGTAACTACGACTGCTGCCCTTGCGACAACCTGGACAGGTTTGGGTTTTGCGAATCCAGTTGGTTCTGGCGTTAATGCCGTTCTTAATAAATTCGGTTGCACGCAATTTGCAGTGGGGGCCGCAGCAACTATCGGCGTGATGGGCGGTGTTGGAACATTTACTTCCAGCCTGACGCCGCAAAATCGCGTTATCGGTGGCGGACAGGCATCGAAGATGAATGGCTCTGCGAGCGCAACCATTTCGACTCCATTGCTTATCGCGTCTTTTGGTTCCGTGGGCTCCGCCGCGACTACGGCATACGCATTGGAAAACGGAATCTACGTTGATTTGGAGGGAACGATAATTATCCCTCCCGGATCATTCATTGTTAGTTATACCTCTATTGCCACTACTACTGCATTGCAATTCCATTTTGTTTGGGAAGAGGTTCCCGTCTAATGTGGGATAGCGGACAAAAGCAGGGGGCGCGGCAAAAGGTTGTCATCAGCCGTCACTGGCATTCGCCTGAAATCTCCGTCACGGTATCTGCGGAGAAGATCGAGCTTACCTGTGACCTGGAAGACTTCGTTGCCGCGCTGGTGACGGAGATGCCACATCCTCTGAAGATGTGGAGCAGGAAAAAGCACAGCAACGAAGCCAATGCAGCGATGCTTCGGGCTATTGAGAAAATCAAGGAATCTTCCAGCAAGGTGATGTGATGTCGCAGATCAATCCAGGGCCTAGTGTCCAGCAGAGTGCGAACACCACGGCGCAGATGGCGGTTCCTGCTGGCGCTGGATCTCCTACATCGGCCGCTGTTTATGCCACAGATACTTCTGGCAATCCCACTGCTTTGGTTGGACAGAACGGGGCATCTGTAAATATCCAAGTCCTAGGCAATCCGTCTCTTTCTAATGCGCAAGCGACGGTGATTTATCCTGCATTCCAGCAGAGCGGCCTGCGCAACACGAATGCGATCCCCTGGCAGTACGATCCCAGCGATCCGCAGTGCATTCTTGCTAGAACCTTCCTAACCGCTCCGACGCAGAACCCTGTTGGCAACGAGGTTGGAGTGCTGAACGGAGCCCCCAGCAACACCAATGCGCAGTTTGACGGCACGTACGGGCTTAACTTTTCCAGCGCTGGCGCAGCGGTACAAAACGCTGTTCTGACGCTGGATGTGTCGAACTTCACGCAGCTTCAGAACGGCACTCCTTACATGATTTACTTCGAGATAGAGAAGTCCTATCTCGCGCCATTGCCTGCCACGAGCGGCTTATCTTCCGCGTCTACCGACTACGGTGGTGGCATCGCTTGGAGCCAGGCAACATCTGACGTTTTTTGTCTATGGCCTTCCACTGAGGGAGGCGTCAACGGGCAACTCCTGACGATGTTTAATACATACACGTCAGGGAGCGGGGCGAAGGGATGGAACATCTATTCTAGCGGCAGCAATACGGCTATTGGATTCAATCCCACGGACGTTCATAAGCTCGACGGGGAGCAATACATTCCGCTGGTGTTCGCATTCGATAGCGGAACGGTGTGCGGATACACGGATGGAGCTTGCGGCAACGCATCAGGTCCTTTTGCTCTTCCTGTTGCGGTGCAGAACATGGTTCTAAAGACGATTACGTTTGGGCGTAGAAACAGCGGCACGACGGACTATTCGATATTTGACGGCCATATCCGCAACTTGATGATTATTGCGGGCCGTACTCCATACAGCACCAAAACCTACGGCTTGCAGGTTCTTACGCCCGCAAATGTATTTACTAATACCCTGAACTTCGGAGATAGCTACGCGCAGATCAACACGAACGCATACATCCCTACGGGGTTGGATGCTGTAGTCAAGTCATATCTTGGCAAGTTCGGTCTTTGCCTGCCTAATAACAACGAGACGGTAACGACGTTCGGAACGACGACCAATACTTCATTCCCTGGCCGGAGGTTTGTGGGATGGAGTTCTGCAACGGACGGAAGCGGGCAGACCGGTACAGCACCTGTTAATGCCGCGCTGCCAGATCAGAACACATTCCCCGTTGCCAGCGGTCAGTCTTATCTTTGGAACAACATCGGGACGTTCCTTGCGAACAATCCGACATGTGTTGTATTCCAGATGCCGGTTAACGACCGGGGGGCCAGCTTTAACGAAGCCGCATACGCCAGATGGCTGAAGTATTACCTGGAGAGGTTCTTTGGTCTTAATGGGAATCTGGCTACTACGGTGCAGGCGGTTGTTTTGGTGAGTTCTGGATACCCGCCATTCCTGAGCGACGGATCGAGCAAGTGGCGCAAGATGTCTGCAAGGATGGAATACAACGCGATTGTCTCGACGATTGCATGGTTCCAGCGTACATACCCCGCCCTGGCTAGCAAGATCGCTTTTGGTGACTGGTACAACGCCATCGGCGGGGACACTCCATTCCAGCAATGCTGGTTGCCACTCATGCGTGGTGATATCCACCCCAGCACGTTCGGTAAATACACGCAGGGACTGGTTTGGGCGCAAAGCCTGATGAACCTATCTCATCAGCTGAATGGCAATGGCGTGGTTCTGGATGCGGTTGGGCCGGTAAAACAGCTATTGCGGACCTACCAAGCGCCTCCGCTGAACGCCAATCGCTTGATCGGACAACTGCGAGGAGCGAACTTCAACGTCACGACGGACCAGGCTATCTACTTGGATGCGCCAGGGAGTTCTCCTGCCTCGACGCGATTTGTAATCGACCAGATCATCGTTACGAACCCGAACACCAACCCGACGGCGGCAAGCGGTGGACAGACTCCTATCTCGCTGACGACCGCGCAGGGCGGCTTCTACACGGGCGCGGGGAAGACGGGGACCACGCTGGTTGCCTCAACCCAGGCATACACGACATTGACCGGGGCTGGTATTCCTCTGTCCGTAACGCTGGCCGCTGGTGGTACTGGAACGGTCCTGGACAGTAAGCAGACGAGCGTAACCGTTCCTCTGAATCAGCCGATCTACTTCTCTCTGACGACCGGCCAGGGCGCTACGGCCTACGCAGATATCTACGTATTTGGCCGGGACCTAACATAAATGCCTGACTTTGGTTTCTGCGGCCCCTCATACACCGCGCGCTCTATCTACCAGAACGCGGATGAGTGTATAAATTGGTTCCCCGAGGTCTCGGAGGAACCAAGGCCCGATGATCGCGGCAAGGTGACGCTTTATCCCGTCCCTGGAAAGCCAACACTATTCCAGTTTGCCGATCAGGCCGAGGTAAGGGCTTTGCAACCGCTATCCGGTAGCACGATCATGCTTGCTGTTTGCGGATCCAGTGTCTACGCGGTAAGCACAGGCTTTGTTCCTACGTTCGTCGGTAGCTTGACGACTAGCTCCGGACCTGTCTCTATTGCCGATAACGGGACATGGGCGATGCTGGCGGATGGGGTGTCGCGCTATGTCTATCTCTTCGGGTCTGCTGCTGGAATCACCACGGGATATTTCACGAACCTAGCGACGAACAGTTTCATGGGATACATCGTCCCTTCTGGCGGTGGCGGTCTGCTAACTATCACCAGCGTTACCAGTGGGCTAGTCGGGCTATTCCAGGTTGTATCCGGTGCCGGGGTAAGCGCAGGACAGACGATCACTGCATTCGGCACCGGGACGGGCGGGGTCGGGACGTACAGTGTTTCTGTATCGCAAACGCTTGGAAGCGCCGGTGTTCCCGTAGCCATGACGGTTGCGGACGGGGCTTTTACGGCATCCAACTTCGTGCAGGAAGTCGATACGTTCTTTGTCTATACGAATCCGAACAGCAATGAATGGGGATCCAGCAACAGCGGTGCACCGGGGACGCCTACCTATGGATCGCCATCAAGCCAACCGCTCTCGTTCAGTTTCAAGGATGGTTCAGCGGACTTTTGTGTGGCACTCAAAATCGTCAACCGAGAGGTATGTCTACTCGGGGAACGAACGTACGAGTGGTGGGTTGATCAGGGCTCCTTCCCTTTTCCTTTCGTGCGTCTGCCTGGCACTAGTGGTCAGCACGGCTGCGCTGCTCCTTATTCTGTTTCTCGCCTGGGTGAATCCTTCGCATGGCTAGTCAAGGATGATCGCGGACAGTGCCAGATCATGCAGTTTCGCGGATATATCCCGGAGCGTATCAGCACGTTTGCCGTCGAGGACGCAATCAGCGGATACGCGATCATCACGGATGCGCGGGCCTATACCTACAAGGCTGATGGGCATGAGTTCTACGTTATCAACTTCCCTTCCGCCGATGTGACATGGGTATATGACGAGATGACCCATATGTGGCACAAGCGCGCTTGGAGGGATAACTTCAACGTCTTGCATCGGGATCGCGGGAACTGTGCTTGCAACTTTGCGAACCAGATCGTTGTCGGGGACTGGCAGAACGGCAATGTGTATGCATTGCAAGACAATGTGTATACCGATGCTGGCGGCGTTCCGATGTATCGGCTACGGCAAGCTCCTCACCTGACCAAAGACCTGCAACGCCTGAGCCATCATGAACTCCAACTCCAATTTCAGCCCGGCGTTGGTCTTGCGACTGGACAGGGATCGAACCCTACCGCCATGCTCCAATGGAGCGATGATGGCGGATCTACGTTCGGGAACGAACATTGGACGAGCATCGGAGTTCAGGGAGCCTACAAGAATCGCGCCATCTGGCGGCGTCTTGGTGTTGCCCGGGACCGCATCTATCGAGTCGTGGTGACGGACCCGATTAACGCGGTCATCGTCTCGGCGGAACTCAAGGGCACAGAGGACGCGCACTGATGGCCTATCAGGGGAATAGCTATATCTCGGTATCCGGCCAAGGTCAGAACTTCGCCGGGATGCCCAAGCCTATTGCCAAGCCACTGAAGGAAGATGGGACGTTTACACAAGACACTTGGCGTTACCTCGCATCGTTCAGCGGGCCCCCACCGCAGGAAATGCCGATCACTTTGGGGCCGAGTCCTGCTACGTTTCAGGCGATTTCCAATGGTTCCGTATTAGTGTCTGGCGGGACTGTCTCTTTGGTGTCATTAAAGAGGAATAAGACATATAATCTCAGTGGGTCGTCAGGGTTATTTCCTCTTTCCATTGGCGATGTTTTAACGATTACTTACACGGTTGCACCGACATGCGTGTGGTTTCCTCGGTAGATCATCTTCCTGCGCTTGCGGAAACGCAGAGCAAATTGCTTGCGATGCCACAGGCAAGGATTGATGTTGTCCATAAGTTTTATCCTGGGCATTACATCCGTGAAATGCGAGCTCCTGCGGGGACCATCGTTCTAGGGGCGATCCACAAGTTTGCGACGCTCAATATCTGCCTGCAAGGGGCTGGACAGTTCCGTAACGCGGATGGATCTGTCGGGGAAGTGAGGGCTCCGTTTACCTTTGTCAGTCCTCCGGGGCGCAAGGCGATCTTTGTGACGCAGGATTTGGTATGGCAGAACGTATGGCAGACGGATCTTATCGACCTTGAGGTAATCGAAGCGTATCTCTTCGAGAAGGACGAGGAACAAAAGCGGGTGGAGTTCGAGCGGTACGAGCTTGCTTGGGAATCGCATGAGAAGGACCGGCAGGATTACCGGCCCATGCTGGAGAACATCGGGTTATCTGCTGAACGGGTAACTGAATTGACGGTGAATACCAATGACCAGGTGGGATTGCCTTACGGGGATTACAAATTCCGCTTTGGCGTCTCTCCTATACACGGTGTGGGTACTTTGGCTACTGCGGATATCGAAGAGGGGGAGATGATCGGGATTGCGCGGATCGGCGTCATGCGCACTCCGCTGGGTCGGTACATGAATCATTCTGTCGCCCCTAACGCCATTGGGCGGATGATCGGTTCCAATATCGGGGTTTTTGCGACACGTCGCATTAAAGGCGACGGAAGCACGATTGGAGGGGGAGAAGAGATAACCATAGATTACAGGGACGCGGTAAAGCTGTCCCGGGAGCATTGATATGTCTGCATGGGTAGCTGGTGCTGTAATTGTTGGTGGTGTTGCGGGGGCTGCGATTAGTTCGGACGCCTCTCGCTCTGCATCGAATAAGCAGGCGGACGCAGCCAAGAATGCGACCAATACGCAACAAGGGATGTTCAATAGCATCCAAGGGAACATGCAGCCTTTTGTCTCTGGCGGGCAACAGGACTTTAGCCAGCTTCAGCAGTACATGAATGCGGACCAGACCGGAGGCCCTGGTGGAGCCCCGGGACTTCTCCATACCTTCGGGCCGCAGGATCTGCAAGCCAACCTTGCCCCGAACTACCAATTCCAGCTTGGGCAGGGAATGGGGATGCTCCAGAACCAGAATGCCGCTACGGGCGGGGCTGGGGGCGGGAACGCTTTTGCTGGGGAGCAAGCCTTTGCGCAGAACACGGCTGCGAGCGCGTACCAGAACGCTTATAACAACTACCAGAACAACCAGAACGCCATTTATAGCCGACTTGGCAACCTCGCCCAGCTTGGACAGGCATCGGGCACGAACACGGCTCTGGGGGGCTCTGCGTTCGGCCAGGGGATATCCAATACGATGGTCGGGCTTGGGAATGCGCAGGCTGCGGGGATCATGGGGCAGGCGAACGCCTATGGGCAGGGTCTGAACTCGATTACCTCGGGATTCATGTACGGGAATATGTCTCCTAGCGCCAACAGCCTGAATTACAACGGCGCTACGCCATATGGGATTCAGACCAGCGCCAGCGGCACGCTTCCCTCGCAGGATATTTACGCCAACATGGGAGCAATCGGATGACCGTCTCCAATGTCGCAGTAGGCAATGCCCCGGTTCCATTTACCACGCAACTGGGGAACATGGTTTCCTTGCAACAGGGAATGCAGGATCTACAAAAGGGATCCATTTCGCTCCAGGCGCAGCAACAGGCCAACCAAGAGCGGCAGAACGTCATCCAGTTGACGCAGAACGATCCGGACTTCAAGCCGGGGCCGGATGGCATCGTGGATATGTCCAAGGTCATGCCAAAGCTCATGCAGGCCGCTCCGCAGACCTATGCCCAATATGCGCAGAACTTGAATACGGTCAACAACGGGGCGGCGAATACCAATCGCACGCTGATTGAGCT